TTTTGTATTGCTCTAACGTCAAAAAGTGATATTGCTCGTTGAGTCTCTTTGCGGATGATGCAGAACCATCCAAAGATGGAATTAAATTTTTTGCAACATTAGTAGCAGATTCACCAGAAAGAGAAGCAACCTTAGTAATCAGTGAACCAACAGAAGTTAAAGTTCGTTCTGTAAATTGACCAGATGCAACCAAAGTCTGCATGATCTCACGCGAGTCACCGATAGCAGAGTTGTATTTCCCACTGATTGTCTGCGCCATTGAATTGAACTTGTCAATTGCAATGCCAGCAAAGTTGCCAGTAAGAATCATCGAATTCTTAAACTTGTTGGATTCTTCTTCGCCTTTTAAAAAGGCCATGCCAACAGCGCCAATTGAAGCCGCCAAAGCAGTAAAAGCCACCATCATTGGAGTGACTGCGGATGCAATGCCAGCAAACAAAGGCTTGAAGCCGCCAAACTGATCTCGCAGTTGACCACCCTGTTGCAACATGACCATCAATGGGTTTTGACCACCAGCCAAACTGGTAATAATGTCAGTTGTTTGATAGCCAAGGGCAGCTTGTTGTTGCGCTGTCATGCCACCCATCTTGCCCATTTTGGCTTGCTCTGCGGCCTTGGCTGCAAAAGCAACCTTGTCATAGGCTGCGGCTTGGGCTTTTAAATTATTGATGATTAGGTCAGGCTGATTCTTGTATTTACCAAGACGAATCTGGTCTTCAATCTTTTCAACTTCGGTAAGGGTTTTACCGTAGTTTTTTGTCGCCGTTTCAAGGCGCACAATCTCTTTAGCCGCATCTTCACTGTCGCGCTTGATCTGAGCTTTAAATTTGCTGAACTTTTGTTGAGCCTCAGTAATCTTGGTGACAAGCTCACCAGAGTCCAAGCCAAGGACAATACCAAGTCGAGCAATGTTTTGTGATGCGGCCATGTTAAATCTTCCGTTTGGCTAATTTCTTCGCGTAAGCAGGAATGCTCACAGCCAGTTCAGATTTTAGTATGTTGACGATATTATCGCGGTTACTTTCTAGCGAAATCCTTAAATACGGTTGAGCCGCTGTTCTAGCGTTTCCAAACTCTTGAGACAAAGAAACGGCGCTTTTTTTGACTGACACAACGCCAATCACCGCATCAGTCTCAGATACATACTCAGATTTTCTATCCGCAGCCGTAGGAATTCTTGCGTTTGCCCTTGCTGTATCTCTTAAATGGATTGGGCCTGTGTTGTTTTCATCGTATGGCGCTCTGGATATGACGCTGGCTAAAACGGGCTGCAATGCCGCATTGATGGCCTTGGTGACGGTGTTACGCATTACCAAGTCGCCACGGAAACCTTCTGCCAATTCGAGAAGCTGTTGCTCTAGCTCCTCAAACCCTTCCGTTCTAAATATTTCAGGCATTTGCAACCCTTTCACGAAAAGACTCTGGAGCGTTAGGAGCCATTGCCATCATGGACAACAAGCTACGATTTACTTGAGACTTCTGTTCTTCATCGCTTAAAGGCGGAATGATGTAGTCATGTACCGATGGCAGGACATCTTTTATGGTAAATGACTTAACACCTTGCTTGAGCTTGGAATTGAGGTTGCCAGTGGTCAACATACTTAAGGCCAACAAAGTTGCCTTGTTTCCTATGATGCCGTCACTGAACATGATCTCAATGTTCTGCATTTCGTTTGATGGTATGTTATCGGGACAACCACCATGCGCCCAAACGTATGCTCGGGCTTGCTGACGGTTATCCCTTAAGAGTTTTTTCGAGTGTCCTTGTACCCTGGCTGAATCGACTCATTCACCTTCTCAACAATCTCCATCTGCACCGCCAGAGGCCATTCTTCCTCAATCTCAGCGTAGGTGATGTCGTCCAAAGTCCCGTTAACAGGAATCAGCAATCGGATGTACTCAACCACTCGGCTTTCCATCATTAGAACAGCATTCGCTAATTCTCGGGTAGATTTGCCGTCAATCAATACATCGTTCTCCGTGACTTCAACTCCAGCGGGAGGAGCATCACGAAGCTCTTTTGTCATTGATTCAAATTTGGTTTGCAGTTGATTTTCGTCAACCTTTGCAATGCGCTCTTGCAAAGCATTCATCTCAGCGGTCAGTGGAATACGAACCTTAAATTCGTGACCACCAATGCTAAAAGTCTTTGTGCGGATTTGTTCAACCGCGCTTTCATATTTCTTGCCAAAGGCAGAAGCTAGTTTACTCATCTCAATTCCTATCTTGTCTTAATGATGTTGTGGTAAATGACCTCGTTCAATTCAATTGCGTATTCCACAATTTCCTTGGGGGACATCTTATCAGCATGACGTTTGGCAATTTCGTGCGCCAACGAAACAGCCGTAAGACGTTGTTGAGTAAACCCAAACCAGTCTTTACGGCCTTCCGCTTGATTAGCCAAGAAACTTAAAAGGTCATTCGTATTTTTTATTGTTGTATCTTGTGTCATATTTTATTCGGACGATTTAGCAGGTGGCGTGTAAGGGTTGAATTTTGCTAGGACAGTCAGAGCAACAAACTCTGCGGTGTCAGCCTTGGCAGAGGCCAAAGCATCCGAAACTTCTTTAGCATTGACAACCAACCCTTGAGCAACTAAGTCAAGGGATTGATATGTAGAGGTAAGAGCCTCTACCGCTGCTTCAAGTTGTTTACCCATTAGGTGTTCGACCAGCCGTACTGGTTGCCTCTTGGATGAACGGTGAAGGTGCATTTGGCTTCTGCGCCGGGTGCTGCATCAATCTGGAACTGACTTACCCGAGCGTTGAAAGCGTAAGCAATGGTCGTAGAACCAGCCACCGCAGTCACAACAAATGTGCGATCAACCGTACCAGATTGCGAGTCACCGCGAATCAACAAAAGACCAGCATCAGAAGGGTTCCATGCAGCCGTAATGGTCATGCTTGTAGGAGCCGATTGAGTTGGAATCTTGTCAGATTGACGCGAACCAGCAACCATGAAAGAAGCCACGGCATCGTCTTGGCCGAAAGCTGGAACAGCCTCGACGTTTAATTGAATGCCAGAAGCGCCTGTACCGTTAGCAGAAGTGCCAGCGATAGCAGCGACTTGACCTGTCCAAACAGACAAGTTAGCGGTAGACAAAGGAGTGGGGGTCGATGTGGTTTGCATCCACATCGCGGCACTCATGCCGGGTAAAACTAAGTTAGGTGCAGCCATGATGATTCCTAGTTAAGCGTTGTTAGACCAACCGTACAGGTTGCCACGGGGATGAATAGTGAAGGTGCATTTTGCTTCTGCGCCGGGGGCCGCATCAATTTGGAACTGACTCACCCGAGCAATCAATGCGTAATAAATGACGTTTGCGCCTTCGGTGGCGGAAATCACATAAGTACGATCTGTAACACCAGAATAAGCATCAGCACGAATCTGCAACAACACTGTATCGCTTGGGTTCCAAGCGGCAGTGATAGTCAAACTTGTTGGAGCTGACTGAGTTGGGATTTTGTCCGACTGGCGTGAACCAGCAACGGTAAATGAAGCAACAGCATCATCTTGGCCGAAAGCAGGAATAGCCTCTACGTTCATCAAGTTGCCAGAAACGGCAATAGCAGAAGTGCTTGCCACTAAAGACAGTTGAGCTAGAGTTAGGACGGTGGGGGTTGCGCCGGGCTGCGCGTACATTGCTGCACTAAAGCCGGGAAGCACTTTTGATGGTAAAGCCATTTTGATTCCTTAGAAGGGTTGAACGAGTCTTGTCTTATCAGGTCGGTACATCAATCGTGCAATCAAGGAAGATTTGAGCCATCTTCGTTTCATTGTCATAACTGTTATACAACCAGAAAACGTCAGCCTTGGAAATCCAAAAGCCTTCCGTTGGGCTACCGAACTGACCACTGTAACCATGTAGCGATTGTAAAACCTGATTGGAAATTGTGAAACCATCTTCTATCAAAGTCGTGAAAATTGATATTTGAAAGACAGGTCTGTCAATGCCCTTGTTATTCTGGTTTTGACCCGTGTAGACAGGTTGATGGACGTTTCTCATCATCCAAGTCACAAACTTAGACTCAGTGGCAAAGTTGCGGTTAAACGCCGCATAGACAGGAACAGGTGTCACAATTTGCGACAACTGATACTGAATTGCCTTGCCGTAGTCAACTGGATTCTTTTGTGCCATTTATACCGCCGTAGATGGGTCGTTACGAACACAAAGAAGATCAACGGTCATGCGGTCATCAGACTCTTGAACATTATCAATTCGCCAGTCAAAACCTTTCCAATTGATTGAATACAGGTTTTGATTGTTGATGATGTTTAACGTATTCGGCGTGTAGTTCAAAGTGAATTCCACAACATCAGAGTACACCCTGTATTTGTCCGAAATGCGAATGTAATTTTTTACGGAATGAACACGCGCCCGAGTCTTAAACCATTCTGTTTGAGTCGTACTCTGCTCACCAAATGAGTTTTTCCCAAATGTTAAGTTCTTTACAGTAATGTTTTCAAATCGTGCGATTGCCATTTACATCACCAATGGTTTGTAAGGACGAAGCAAGCACTCAACACCCCAAGGTATTTTGTGCTGGATTGGGCCAGTCGTATCGCTACGGTTGTTATAGAGGTGAGTCAACAACAGCAAACCAGCCTGTTTAATTACGGGGTAAGCCGCCAAGGGGTTTGCTGCTGTTGTGTACTCGCAAATCACAGGAGCCGTCATCGAGCTGTTTATGTTGGTGGGCAGATTTGCCACAACAACTTTGTTGCCAGATGCGTCATAGTAATACTCGGTCTTTGCAACCGTAATTAACTGAGGAGGGTTGTTGTCATTCCAATACTTCACAGCATTGATAACGACACCCGACTGAGCCGCATTAAAGTTCTGGCTGACCTCTGGCAAATCCAACGTCAAAGGCGTTCCGTACAAACTTGCAGTGTTGTAAAAGACACGATAAGACGTTGGAAAAATAGACATACCAAGGAAATCCTCAATAGTCATTCTTACGGCAACTTCAAGATTAGACAAATAACTGTCTTGGCTTTCGTCACCAAACAAATTCAATTGATTGGTGATTTCATCTAGAGTTAACCAAGAGGTAACAAGGTCACGACTGATTTGCTCTGTCTTTGCGTAGTTGAACGGATTGCGCGTTGGCGAACCGTAATTCAAGTAACCGAGTTGTGAATCAGCGGCCATTTTTTACCTCTTAGGCTGCGCTCATGCGAACACCCGAGAACGGGTCACGCACTGACGATACCATACGCTTTTCGGCGTAGATGGTCACAAAGCCGGGGGCGGTTTGCTCAAACATCTGAACCGTCATTTGCTCATCATCAGCAATCGTCAGAAAACGTGACCAATTAGCCAAGTAAATCGGGAATGCAGAAGACAAGTATGGGTTTGGAATTACGGGGAATCCAAACACGCGACCAACAGCCGCGCCATCAGAATCGCCAATTTCCAAGAACAAAGGCATACCAGAAGTATCTTTCAATTGACGCAAGGCCAAGATCATATCTGGACTCATGTGCCAAGCTGTACCGTCTAAAGACCAATACTGAGGTGGCAAGGCTTTGCACATATCAACAATCTTGTTGTATGTGACAGCAGAGCCGCCCAAAGACACAGTAGCCAAAGTGTGACGACCGTTAGTAATTGCAGTGCCGCTAGAACCGTATGCGCTAGTTGTGCCAGTCACATAGCTATCTAAACCGCGAAGGCCATCAATGCCGCCAGTGGAGGTTGTTGTAGTGCCAGATTGGTCATTGTTGATCACCATAGATTGACCTTCCAATTGAGCAAACTCAAGAGCCAAGTCTTCAACAATAGTTGTCTCAAGAGCGTTTACATCCGACAGAACGGCTGTGCGGATTGGCAATTGGGCAGAGAGTACGCGAACAGGCAGTTGCCAAATTGTCGTATTGACATCTGGTGAGCCGCTGTTCGGGGTGAATGTGTAACCCCAAGGGTTTGTTGAGTTTGCTGCGTTACCAGTTTTGGCAACTAGCATAAAGTCGGAACCGTCGATAGGAATCTGACGAGAACCTTGACGAAGTGGGTTTGCTTGACGCAAAGCGGCAAACGCATCATCGAATACAACATTACCACCAATACCCGAACCAGAACCAGTGATTGCAGAGGCTTCTTTCAGGTCAATGGTGACTTTGCCACCTTCGGTAATGGCTTGCTTAATGCCGTTCAGGATTTTTTCGGTGATAGTCATGTTTGTTCCAATGAGAGTTAAAAAAGAAGGGGCCGAAGCCCCTTCAAGGCAACTATCAGGTTGCAGTGCCAGTCGAGCGATAACGCACGATAGCATTAGGGTCACGCACAGATGTAGCCAAACGCTTTTCACCGAAGAAGGTGATGAAGCCGGGCAAAGTCTGGTCGTAACGGCGCATGACCATGTTCAAACGATCAATGATGGTATGACCACGCTGGAAGTCACCAAAGTACATTGGGAACAAGCTAGTAGTACCAGCCGAACCAGTTGTGGTTTGTGATGGAGTGTCCAAATATTTGTTCACAACAACATCAAAGCCCAACAAGCGACCAACGATACCGTTAGTTTCCAGAGGAGACATACGCTCAAACACAGGAGTGCCGTTGTTATCTGTCAAACCACGGATTTGAGCCAACAAAATTGGGCTAATGATGAACTTAGCATCAGTAGTCCAGTATTGTTGTGGCAAAGCGTAGATGAAGTTCACAACGTCTTTGTAGGTAATGTTTGCAGCACCAACAGTGTTGACGTTAGAAGTCAACTGGTCGTAAGTAGCCAAGCTATGCAAACCGCTAGTAGAGCCAGTACCGCTTGTACCGAATGCAGCAACAGAAGTTGTGCCACCAGCATAAGTGGAGTTAGCGCCAGCGTATTGGTTCAAACCGCGCAAGCCGTTAGAGCCGCCGTATGGCAGGGTCGTAGCGCCTTGGTCGTTGTTTTGAATCATTGACAGGGCTTCGGCTTGTGCGAATTCAGCCAACATATCGTCAACCACATTTGCTTCCAAACCGTCGATGTCATCCAAAGATGCAGTACGAATAGGAAACTGCACGTTCAAGTCTTGCAAAACCAATTGCCAGATTGAAGTGTTTTCAGTAGTTGCAGAACCGTTGTTCTGGATTGCGTAGCCCCATGCAGCACCAGCATTGCCAGTCTTTACACGGAATTGATAGCTAGAGCCATCAGTAGCAACAGTGCGTGACACGCCGCGCATTGGGTTAGCCAAACGCAAAGCAGCAAACACAGGGTCATAAGAAGTACGACCACCTTTACCGTCACCGCCAGCAGTCAAAGCAGATGCTTCGGCCATGTACGCTTCCATCTGAGATTCATCTGCAAAAACTTGCAGTTTCTTTTCAAAGGAGGTTTGACCTTGTGCAATTGCCTTGAGCTGTTCTTTGACAGAACGGTTCACATCAGCGCGAACTGACTTGGCTTTTTCTTTGTGGACTGCGGCAGCAGGAATAGCGGCAACTTTGGCTTCCAAAGATGCAACCATTTCGCTAAACTCAGCTTTTACAGCTTCGATAGCAGCAGGGATTTTGGCTTCAACGGCCACGATGCTCTCAGCTTGTTTAGCTTCGATGGCATCCAATTTGTCGATAATGACTTGAGACATGATTAACCTTTCAGGCGTTTGTCGAGTAGTTTAAGAAGTTCACGCTGCTCAAGAGCGGCAAGAATTTCCACGTTGGTCGCTTCCGCATCAGAATCGCTCTGAGTCGTCGCAGCTTCAATAGGCTTTTGTGCAACATCACGCTGCTCAATCACTTTTTTGAATGTAGATGCGGCAGCGACCGCATCTTTCTTGGATAGACCAGCATCACGCAGGGCTTGCTCCAAAACTTTAAGGTCAGCAGTGCCATCAGCTCGGAAATATTCCAGCTTTTGCACTTCTGCCATTGGATTGTTTGGGTACATGACGACTGAAACTTCACGCAAACCACCTTTTGTGATTTGGAAGTAGCCGTCTTCGTATGGGTCATCAGAACCAACGGTCATTGGAGTGCCGTCTTCTTTTGTCCATTGATATTCTTCGGCGTATGCGCCAACAGACACACCGCCAAACATATTTGGCGATTCGCACATGACTTTATACAAGTCAGAGCCTTGAGTAGTGTTGACATACAAACGACCACAGGCTTTCATGCCAGCTTCGTCAAACTCAAATGATGTCCATTCACCCACAGGGATGGAATCAGCATCATGGTTCACAAACATTGGCAGAGGGCGACCAGCTTTGCTGAA